TTTCAAACTTATCAACAAGAGATATTGTGATGAACACACGGTTATTGTAAGATATAATAAAGAAGAAATTCACGGTGTAACATATAATATTTATCAGAATGAAAAATACATTAATAAAGAAGAAATACAGTATCTTGATTTGATGAAAAGTATTTTATATAAAAACAATATTAAATATTCTAGAAATTCTAAAGTGATTTCATCATTTGGTGAGAAAATGGTGTTTGATCTTAGAAACGGATTCCCTCTTATAACAACCAAACGAACACCTTTCAAAACTATCCTTAGAGAACTATTATGGTTCATGAGAGGATCTACATCTAATAAAGAATTAAATGATGTGAACGTCCATATTTGGGATGCTAATGCTTCACCAGAGTTTCTTCATAAACAAGGATTGAATTACGACGAAGGTGAATTAGGTCCTATCTACGGATTTCAATGGAGAAGATTCGGTGCCCAATATAATGATAAAAATAAAGAATATCTACAAGAAGATGGTGTTGACCAACTACAGAATGTTATTGATCTAATTAATAATGATCCTACAAGTCGTAGAATTATTCTATCATCATGGAACCCTGTTGACCTTCCTAGTATGGCATTACCTCCTTGCCACGTTATGATACAATTCAGTATTGATAATGGATTCATTGATGCACAACTATATCAAAGATCGGGTGATATGTTCTTAGGTGTCCCATTCAATATTGCCAGCTATGCCTTATTACTTCATATTGTTGGTTCTATCACAGGTTATATCCCAAGATATTTCCATCATGTATTAGGTGATGCGCATATTTATATGAATCATATTGATGCGATTGGCGAACAGATACATAGGGTTCCAAACAGTTTTCCTAAATTAAAATTACTAAAAAAAATAGTGAATATTGATAGTGTAGATGAAGATAATTTTGTATTAGAAGAATATAACCACTACCCAACAATCAAAGCCGAAATGATTGCTTAAAGTTTAGATCTATAAATGCTCTCTTTTACTTCAGATTCTGTTGGTAATCCGTCTATATCATATTGATCCAGGTATCCTATTGTTCTAGGAAGGATAGGTACTTCAATATAGTAGTATCCTGCTATGTATTTTTTTGTATGTTCACACCACACTTTGATCATATAGTGGTTAATCATATTATATGTTTATAAAAAAAATATTACATAGAAATCAAATTTTAAGTTAGTTAGTTACCGGGAGGCATTCACGACAATCAAACGTATGGCGTCCTTTATTAAAGTCTCTATGACTATCTACTTGCGAATCTAGAAAACTCACAACATGGGATCGATGAGTTCCTCTGAAACAACCCTTGATCTTGTCAGCATTAATCATACCAATAGTCCGACCGATATTGTACCAAACTGGAATACGTTCATATAACCATCTAAGAGAGTGTGAAGCTGTATCGCGCATGTTCATAAGGTCTTTTGGTAGATGCATATAGACTCTGTTATCACCCCAACCGTGTTGTTCACCCCAATAAGTATGTGTCTTTACTACCTCTATGATGTATTCGACTTGACGCACCCGCGACTGCTCACTCCAGATCTCGCCTTGTCCAGGAATTGGTTCGTCTTCACCTGATCCTTTGAACATATCCATGAACAGTTCATAGACTTCGTAGGTCAGGTTCTGTTGGAGCAAGTGCATTTGTTCTTTAGAAAGGTGGTCCATCACTGAAAGTATTTGATATATCTTCTGTTTTATTCTCAAATTTTTTCAAAGCATCAGTTTCTATTTGGTCCCCATATTTTATTAAGATATATATATTATTCTATTTAAAGTGTAGTTTTTTTTATAAATATAAATGGATACAAGTGACATACAGGGTTTAGATGTAAGTCTGCGTAAGTTTGATATTAATAAAATGAGAGATGATAGTAATGTTATAATTATAGGAAAACGAGAGACTGGTAAAAAATATTTGACGAATGATTTGCTGAAGAACTTTTCTGTACCAGAAGGAATTATTATATCTCCTACTGAAAATATTACATCAAGTTCATATTCGAAAACAGTTCCACAGGCATCCATTCATACATGGTATGATTCATCAATTATTACCGATCTAGTGAAACATCAAAGAGAATGCTACTCTGAAAAAATAAAGTTCAGAAAGTTTTTAGTTTTAGATAATTGTTTCTGGCAATCATTAGACCACCACCCAGAAGTGCGGGAATGCTGGATAAATAATCGCGGTTATAGATTATCAAATATTTTAACTATAGCATATGGGGTTAAACTCCCCCTTATAATGAGGAGTAACACCGATTATATATTTCTCTTAAGAGAAAATATTGTTAGTAACAGACAAAGACTATATGATCATTATGCTAGGATGTTCCACACATTTGAGTTATTCTGTAATGTATTAGACAAATATACTAAGGATTACACCTGTTTAGTTATTGATAATACATCAAGACATACAAGTGATCGGATTGAAGACCATGTGTTTTGGTATAAATCCCCGTGAATCACCACAAACAAGTGTTCTTCGTTATTGTTCCCTAAATAATTACTAAAAAAATAGTCAATATTGATAGTGTAGATGAAGGTAATTATGTATTTGTTCTTTGGCTTTGGTAAGGTGGTCCATCACTGAAAGTATTTTGCTATATCTTCTGTTTTATTCTCAAAATTTTTCAAAGCGTCAGTTGCTAATTGATCCGCAACCGCGTTCCCTAAAGAATGTTCATCATCATTACCTGTGTGGGCTTTAATATGTATTATTTGAGGATTAAGTTTGATACATAATTCGTATATTTCTTTGATCAAAGGGATATTTTGCTTGGTTGATTTTTGTTTATCACTCCAATTAGGATACCATTTAGTAATTACATTCAAAGAATATTCTGAATCTGTATAAATGTTAATAGGATAATTAATTTTGTCTACCTTATTACTATCTATTAATTTAAGTGATTCTTTGATTGCTGTTAGTTCTGCTATATTATTAGTATGTTTAGGGACATTCAATGCTCTACTAACACTATCAATCTTGAATAAATTATTATCAGAGAAATAAACACCTATAGAACTCCGTGCGTTTTTCCGTCCGTTATTAGTGCAAGCACCGTCAGTATATACAATGAATCTATCACATTTAACATTAGCCATATTTAATAAACGTATATCTTTTTTTAAATTAAAACGTAACATATTAAATAATATTAAAATAATATTTAAATAATCAAATTTAAGGTTCACTCTTAATTCCATCTAAAAAATCATCAATTAAAACAGGTTCTTCCGTTTTTTCTATATCTTTATCAGGGATTACTAATGTATCTTCTTTATCATCTTCTTTATCTTCTTTATTATCTTCTTTATCAGGTCCTTTTTCTATATCTTTCTTATCATCTTTCTTATCATCTTTCTTAGGTTCTTGTTTGACTTCTAGTTTTTTCCATGATTTAGTTATTTTAAAATGGTCTTTTCTTTCTAATAATTTATCACTTACATTTGTAAGAATATTTGTCAATTTATCATCGTTTGATGGTTTATATATTCTACATTTTTTTAATCCGTTACATATTTCAGGTCTAATAATATCATTAGTTTTAAATTGTGAATCAAATGCTTTAATAATTTTATCATCTATTGATGGTGATTGTTCAATCAATCTGTCAAATTCTGCTCTACATACCTTTAAGAAATCTCCAGCTGGTTTTCTCCGTTTTTCATCTAATGCTAATTCAACTGTGATATTTCTACTAAACTTAGACCATGATACTCCAGATGATCTATGACCTTCCATTAATTCAGCATATCTTAAGAAATTTTGTAAAGTAGACATTATACCTGCAAAAATATTTACACCACCAACAATTCCCATAGCCATTTTCTTTTGTGCGTCAGGAACAAACGAATCCATAGCAAAATTAGCAGTACCTGTTAGTGTTGATAATATTATTACAGGGATTGTGAAAGAATAATTACGGCACCTATATTGTTTTTCTGCCCTATTATGTAACCATCTATAGCAGGCAGCTTTCTCCGCCCACTCAGCTAATAATTCTTCTTGTTCTAATGTCCACTTATCAGATTCTTTTGTTTTTCTATCTTCATCGTTTTTTTTAGATAAATTATTCATATAATATTAAAAATATTTTAATCTAATTCTATTATTAATAAAATATATTCTATCACCTACTTTTAGACTATTCCTTTTCACAGAACCACCATTCATTTCTAAAACATATTTAGATGGTTTATTTATACTTATTAGTTTTAATGAGTGCGGTTGATTATTTTCTTTATATCCAATTATATTCATATTTTCATCTAAAAATATAATATCTAATGGTATGAAAGTATTTTTCATCCACATTGAATTATTTTTATGACCCATATCAAATAACATACCATATGAATTCCGTAAGGGTTTATGTATATTCATCAATCCATTAACAGCAGATTGTCCTCTAACAGTTGGACCGAAAACAATCATAAATTATTAATATATAATATATAATATATAATATAATATAATGAAAACATTAAAAGGAGGAGGTAAATGTAAATTATGTGGATCAACTAATGCAAATTCGTCAACATGTCCATTAAATACTAAAGCAAAAAAACCAAACCCTAAAAAACATCCTAATGCTAATAAAACACCTTCAAAACAAAAAAATAAAATTGAAGACATACTTAAATCTCGTATGATGAAATCATCATCCATATCTAAATCTTCATCATATAAACCATCATCAACTCAATCATCATCGTCAATTGTAACATATAAGGACAAAATCACACCAAGTGATAAAAAACTTGCACTTGATGCTTGGAAACTCCGCGATATTAAAAAACTTCAACAGATTTATAAACAATCTAACAGAGATTTAACACAATATAAACTATATAAACATGATAGTGATTGGTTAATAAGCGAATTAGTATCTGTAACAGAGTTAAATGATTTTATTCAATTAATAGATAAGTCATCCTCTAGATCTAAATCTTCATCAAAAACCAAACGTATAGTCAAAAGACCCACATCAACATTGACTTTGCCATCAAGAGATACATTAACTTCCACATTAACTTTACCATCAAGAAAAACAACGTCTATATCTAAATCCGATAATATTATGGATGCTTTAACTCTTCCAAATCAAGATTGTAGAGGATATAAGAAATTTAAAACCCCTAAATGTAATGATCAACAAAGTTGTGAATGGGTTAAAAAACAAGGTAAAACACAAGGACATTGTAAAAATAAATTTGACTCTAAGAAATCTTCAAGTAAATCATCTAAGAAACAGTCGGTTAAGGAAAAGAAACCTATGGCAGACTTTCCACCACCCCATCCTAACAGTGTAGCCGCAAGTATGGCAAGGCCCAAAATGCCAGACTTTCCACCACCCCACCCTAACAGTGTAGCCGCAAGTATGGCAAGGACAGATGCTGTCGTAACACGAAAACCAAATAAATGGAACATGGCAAACATAAAGGCTAATGACGGTTTATTCTATGAAGATGTAGCGCCATCAGGTTTCTATAAGTCATTATATATTATATCGATTGTTCCTAAAGATCCAAAAGTACCTGAATCGAAATGGATTGGATATCACTCACACGATAATGAGGTGCATATTGGTACTATTGATTTCGCAGATGAAAATGGAATGATCAGTGATGACTACATTGCAAATGCCGATATAATGAAAGCCGTTAACATGAAAAACGGTAAAATTAATGCTCTTGAAATTATCAATGCAATTGGTGGTAATAGTGAAGATTTAGAACATATTAAATACACTAAGAAGAAAATCACCCATTTTGACGACGTTCATCCATATGTTGAAGATTTTATCGATGAATTAGTTGAGAAACATGATATGTTTGGTAAGTTTCAAAAAAAGAAAACAAAAAAGAAATCTCCTACAAAAGGTCAAGCGAAGAAACAGTCGAAGAAGAGGAAAGAAAGGAGACAGCGAAGGATTGTTGAAGAACCTCAAGAGACAGAAGCAGATAAGGAAGAATATGACAAAGGGAATCAAAGGGAACACGACATGAGCGTGGCCTTTCAGCGACGTGAGGCTGCAAACGCGGAATACAAAAAGAGCGTAGCAG